TCACATGGTGGGTCAAGCGAAGCGAGGACACGGCGCTCCTCGTTGCTGGCGAACTTGCCTACTGCCGGTTGAAGCACTTGCCAGGCATCCTGCGGCGCAACTACCTCGCGTATAGCAGCGTGACATGCGGCTTCGCCGAACGCTGGATGGCGCAGGCGGTGCATGATGCGAAGGCCGACCAGGTGGCTGTGGTGGTGTGCAGACAGGATCGTGCGCCATGGCTGGTCGTGTGGCGGCTCGAAGACACCGAGCGCATGATCGACGCTGTCAACGGAATCGCTAATGCGCCGGTTTAGGTTCGAGGGTGGCTTGGGCAAGGCATACGACCATGGCAAGTCGATGCAGCACTCGCGTGGTGGGACATGGACACGCATTGCGAAGCAGCACAAGGCCAACAACGTGCAATGCGCTAAGTGCGGTTCGATTGTGGATCTCGAAGCAGATCACATCGTGCCGCTGCACCGTGGTGGAACCAACGACGCATCCAATCTGCAAAGCCTTTGCCGACAATGCCATACGATAAAAAGCGCATCGGAAAGGCAATGAATTGCACCCCCCCATCGGGGCCGAGGGGGGTCGATTCGCATGGGCACCGCGTTGTGGGGACCGCCAAAACCGAGACGCGGCGCAAGCATCGGCGCAAGCCGGGTTTATGCGCCGACGCCGCGGACGCCTACGCCCGTGCGGTGGTCGATGGGTCGATCGTGGCGAACGCCCGTATCCGCGATTCGTGCCGTCGGTACCTCGCCGAGCGGGCGAAGCCAGGCGAGCACGGCGTGTGGTGGGACGAGCAGCTCGCCGAGGACGCCAGGGCGTTCGCGCTGAAGTGCGGGCAGGGCGCGGAAGCTGGCGCGGGCCAGCCGCTCGTCTGGATGCCGTGGCAATGCATGGTGGCCATGATCCTGCTCGCCCGTCGGCGCATGGTGGACGGCCGCAAGTCTGACACGCCAGCGACCAAGGCGCTACTCCTGGCGGTCGCCCGCGGCAACGGGAAGACCGAATTCGCGGCGAGCCTGCTGATGGCGGCCATGCGGGACGGCTCGACGCGGCTTGAGTTCGCAAGCGTCGCGCCGGATTCGCGGCTCGCGCAGAAGACCTTCGAGCGCATGGCGGTCATGTCCGAGACGCTCGGCGTCTCCGAGTGGAAGTCAACCGGCGGCTCGACGCCAGCGCACCCTGGGCGGGTGAAGCACGGGAACAATCGGTACATATCGCTCCCATGCACCGACAAGGCGCTTGACGGGCTCACGACCCGCATGGTGATCGCCGACGAGGTCGCCCGCATGGAGAAGGCGTTCGGCCGCCTGCTGACGGGACTCGCCAAGTTCCCGACGTCGCAGCTGCTCGCCATCACGACGCCTGACCCCGAGCAGAAGACGCGGCCCATCTGGGGCTACTGGGACGCCCTTGAGCGGGCCATTGCCGACGGCACCCCGTACCCGGCGGGCTGGTGGCCGATGCTGTACGGGCTCGAACAGGATGACCAAGCGTCGGACCCGGCCGCCTGGCCGAAGGCGCACCCGGCGCTGAACGTCATCATCGACCCCGGCCAGCTCGAACTCTCGGCGCGGACGATGCTTGAGTCGGGCGACCCGGCGCAGATCGCCGAGTTCGAGACGCAGCTCGCCTGCCGGTACCACGAACTCGCCACGACCGACATCGACCTTGCCGTGCTTGAGCGGCAGATGCAGCCGTCGGACTGGACCCGACTCCAGGGCGCACCGGCGGTCATCGGGCTTGACCTGTCCCGCGGCGGCTACGGGCCGCAGCTCGACCTCACGACGTTGTGCCTGATGGTCGTGGACGGCAGCGTCATCCGGGCGCGGAACGTCTCCTGGTGGGCAGGGACCGACATGGGGCGCGACGAGAAGCGGTGCAAGCAGCCGCTCGGCGCGTGGGTTGAGCAAGGCCACCTCCGGCGAATGCCCGGCGAATGGCACGATATGACCATCGTGGAAGCAGAAATTGAGAACTTGATGCACCAATTCGGGGTTAGAAAGATCGGCGTTGACCCGCACCCGAGCCAGGCGAAGGACATCAAGCGGTGGATGGACAAGGGCTGGCCGATCGTTCCGGTGGACCAGTCGATCCGCACGATGGCACCGGCGTGGAAGCTCTGGGGCGACCTCCTGAAATCGAAGCAGCTGTTCTACGAGCCCGACCCGGTCCTGCGGGCGGCGCTGAATTCGGTGCGCCTGATCGCCGACAACGTCGGCAATATCCGGCCGGTCAAGGGCCGCAGCTCTGGGAACACCGACGCCGTGGTCGCGGGGAACATGGCGGCGCTGCTCATGGAGCACCATCAGGTCCGCACGGCGACCGGATTGAGCGCATCAACTTGTCCGCTCGGATAGACCGTGTTTGCCGGATTCGCTCTTGACGATTTTGGGCACTTGTGTTCTATGCGACCGTGGGCTTCTTCTCACGGTTCTTCGGGTTCAAGTCAGGCGTCGCGATCTACACGCGACCAGAGCCTGTCATGGCCGGTCCGGCCGATGGGATTCCCGCGGTCCTGCGGGCGACGCAGCTCATTTCGGCCGACATCGCCCGGCTGACGGTCAACGTGTACGACAACGCCGGGCAGAAGCTGCCGGATCATCCGGTGGCCATGCTGCTCAATCGTGACGCCAGCCGGTGGCAGTCGGGCTATGAGTTCCGGCGCTACACGACCTCGACGGCGCTGATGCACGGCAACGGGCTCGCGCTCATCCGCCGCGGCTCGGACGGCTCGGTCGCCGAGCTCCAGCCGGTGCCCGCGGACGCCATGAGCGCCGAGATCCGCGACGAGGGCGTCGAGTACCGCGTCGGCCAGACGGTGCTCGCGCAGGATCAGATCCTGCACATCGGCTGCTACCCGGATCACCTGAACCCGTGCTGGTACCGATCGCCGCTTGAGGCGGCGCGGTGGACGATGCAGCTGGCGGCCGACGAATCGGCCGCCCATGCGTCGCTCGTCAAGACGGGCAGCATGGGCAAGGTCGCCATCACGCACCCGGGCGCAATGAGCGATCAGACGGTGCAGGCCATCCGCGACGCCTGGATGAACATGCACGCCACGGCCGACGGCGCGTCGCGCCCGCTCATCCTGCGCGAAGGGATGAAGGCCGAGAAGATCAGCCAGGAGACGTCGGGCACCATGCTCGAATCGCGTCGCTTCTCGGTGCAGGAAATCGCTCGGGCGTTCGGCGTCCCGCCGGAAATGCTGTTCCAGCAGGGCGGCGGGGCGCTCTCAAGCCAAGCCGAGACGGCCCGCGCATACGCCGACGGAGCCATCGCCGCATGGGCAAGCGCGTGGGAGTCGGAGCTCACGCGCAAGCTCTGCGGTCCCGGCGAGACGGTCCGCATCGACACCACGCCGATTACGCGGGGCAATCTGCGCGACCAGGGGATGGCGTTCTCGAAGCTCGTGCTCGCTGGCGTGATGAGCCCGAACGACGCAAGGCATTACCTCGGGTTGCCTCCCGTCGAAGGGCTCGACACGCCAGCGGTCACGATGCCTGGCGGCGCGTCGGCAGCCACCGGGCCCGACAACGAGGAGGCCGAGGATGCTTGAGGTCCGTACGACGAGCTTCGAGCGCCAGGGCAACCGGATCGCCGGATACGCCGCGGTCTATGACGCACCGAGCCTGCCGCTGGTCGTTCGCAACGTCAACGGCGGCAAGCCGTTCACCGAGCGCGTCGCCCGCGGCGCGTTCGACCGGAGCCTCGCCGGGAACATCTCGCTGCTGGTCGGCCATGACCGGCGCGAGCTGCTCGCAAATACCAAGAGCCAGCGCCTGAAGCTCGCGAGTGACACACGCGGGCTGGCGTTCGACGTCGAGCTGCCCGACACGCAGCGGGCGAAGGACGTCTACGCGCTGGTCGATTCGGGCGTCCTGTCCGAAATGTCGTTCGGTTTCATCGTTCGCTCGGACGCCTGGAAGGGCACCGAGCGCACCCTCGTAGACGTTGATCTACGCGAGGTGTCCATTGTCGAATCCGGCGCGTACCCGCAGACGGCCGCCGAAGCTCGCACCTACAGCCGGGCGCTCGCTCGGCTTCGTCTGCGGTACCGGAGCATCACGCTATGAAGCAGGCAGAAATCATCGAGCGCCGCAAGGCGATTGAGGCGGAAGTCAACGGCATTCTCGCTCACGACGAGATCAACGCCGAGCAGGAAGCCCGTGCGACCGAGCTGATGGACGAGCTCAAGGAGCTCAACCAGAAGCGGTCCGCGGCCGAGCTGCGCGAGAAGTTCGCGAGCCACACCGTGCTGGCGAAGGTCGGCAAGGAGAAGCGCGAGCAGGCCGAAGACTGGCGGTCCTCGACCGAGTACCGCGAGCAGTTCCTCGGGTACCTGAAGGGCGGCCGTGCACCGGAACAGCGCGAAATCATCTCGACCGCTTCGAGCAGCATCCTGATCCCGAAGCTGTACGAGGACGGCATCCTGAAGTACCTCGACGCGAACACGGTGGTCCGCAACCTCGCGGACATCCGCACCGGCGTCCAGGGTTACCCGACGCTGCGCTACAACAACCTCGAAACGGCTGGCTATACCTCGGCCTGGACGCAGCCTGACACGAACAGCACGGCGCGGGTCTCGATCGACCCCGGTTTTACCGAGGTGCCGATCGCGCCCGTCCCGTGCATCCCGTTCACCCAGGTGAGCCAGCAGCTGATCCGGCAGGCCAATTTCGACATCGAGGCCGAGGTCATGGACACGCTCCAGCGCCAGCTCTCGAAGAACCTCGAATGGGGCTACATCGGCGGCACCGGGACGAACTCGCCGACGGGCATCTTCACCGTCAATGCCAACGTGCATATCACGACGGCGACCTCGACGGGCACGACCCGCGCCCTGGCCATCACGGCCGGCGCAACGGTCGCGAAGCTGTCCGAGATGCGCTACTCGAAGCTCCCGGCTGCGTACTGGGGCTCGGCGGCGTGGATTCTCCCGCAGGACGTCTACGCGGCCATCGCGGGCATCGTGGTCAACGGTGTGCCGATCTTCGTTCCGTCGGCTGACGCGGCGCTCGTCGGCGCGGCTCCGTTCACGCTCATGGGCCTCCCGGTCTACGTCACCGAGTACCTCCCGGCGCACGTCGCGACGGCAACCACCGGCAAGAACGTGATCGCGGTCCTCGGCAACATCCGCGACGGGTTCTCCGTGCGCGAGTGGGGCGGCATCGGCATGATCCGCGACGAGATCACCGCGGCCAGCTCGGCCCGCGTGATCTTCCAGGGCATGGCGTTCGCGAACTCGGCCTTCACCCGCGTGAAGTCCCTCGTGCAGCTCCAGGTCACCAACGCCTGACGGTTCTTCTCCTCCCATCGGCAGGGGCGTCGGGCTGCACCCCCGACGCCCCTGCTTGAAGGAGTCCGATGCCTCTTGACCTTGCCAAGTTCCGAAGCTGGGCGCGGATTCCTCACACCGAGGACGATCCGGCCATCGAAATCGCTTGGCTGGCGGCCGTGCGCGAGCTCGAAGAGCGCACCGGATGGGTGGTGGATCCCACCACGCGAACGCAGTACGTCGGCGTCGAGCCAACGAACACGGAGAAGCTGGTACTTCTCTCCCGGCAGCCGGTGACCATGGTGGTGTCGTTCAACGACAGCGGATTCTCGTATGCCCATCCGCTGGTCACCATCAACGGGCTCCAGTACGCCAAGCTCGACCGCGAGATCGTTAGCGGCGTCGAGCAGGACGCGACCAGAACGTATCCGCTGGTGCTTACCGTCAGCTGCGGCAGCAACACGCTGAATCCGCTCCTCGAAATGGCGCTGCTCCAGCGTGTCACGCAGCACGTTCAGAGCCGCGGAGATGACACCGTTGTCCTATCGAGTGATTACTGGGATCGCATCCTGGGCATGATGGGGAAGGGGATCGGCTGATGGCGCATGTCCCGCATGGCATGATGCGGCTCGTCGCGACGTTGCAGAACCCCGCAACGACGGTGGACGATCTCGGGCAGGCCGTCGAGACATGGTCCGACGTCGCCGTGATCCCCATGCACATCGAGCAGCTCGACACCGCCGAGAGCGTGGACGATGGCGGCCCGGCGATTCAGAGCAACTACCGAATCCTGTGCCCCTGGCATCCGTCGATCTCGACGCGCAGCCGGTTGCTCTGGTCCGACGGTGGCACGACGCGCTACCTCAACA